ATAGTTAGTTATGGTTTCATATTCTATTAACTCGTTATCTATTAAAACTTTCTCATCACCTATTGCTACTCTTGTTTCCAACGGTTTGTTTAATTCTTTTGATTTAAGTGCTAAATATATCGATATACTAACATCTGCTTTTGATAAGTCTTTACCGTGAAGACCGTTTGGTTGTGATAATGGTTGGTCGCTTCCTAGTTTCCTGTTAGTACATCCAGCATCTACATCTTCTCCACCTTCCCAATCGCCTAGAGGATTTATAACTACTTTTTCTTTATTAACTATTTCTTTTATTAAATCATAATCAATAGTACCACTCTGGCATATAATTGCTTCATTGGTATCAAAAATGTATTTGCCATCTCTGTTATAGTGTCTTGTTATTTCTTTCGCTATATTCGTTGCTTCTTCATATTCTTTGGTGTAATTACTTCTAAACACACCATTATCGCCACATCTTATTTTGTCTGCTTGATTTCTTGCTAAATGTTTATCTTGTGGAACTACATAATAGTTTATTGATAACTCTTTGCCTGTTATTCTATTTATAATATCTGTATAAACTTCTTTTGGTATATTTACACTTGCCTCACCATTTACAGTACAATTTCCGTGTCCTAATAATACTTCAAATGCACTCTTTGGTCTTTCTTCTATTGTATAACAATAATCTACTAATGCTCCTGCTATTCTATCTGCCACTTTGTCGGGATGATATTTGTTTACTTTTTCTATCATTTTATTTCTCCTTTATTTAATAATACTGCTTTCTTTCCTGTGAATGTTTCCCATCTTTCTATTATTACATCGACATACTTTGGGTCTAGTTCCATCATATAACATTTTCTGTTTAATTGTTCACAAGCAATTAGTGTTGAACCACTACCACCAAATAAATCTAATACATTAACAACTTTCTTATGATTTTTTAATGCCCTGCCACATAATGCAACTGGTTTTTGCGTTGGATGAATATAATTACTATCTTTTGCAATTTCCCATAAATCACTTTCATTTTTTATATCATCATCAACTATTCCATTAAATAAGCAAAATTCATGTTGATGTCTGTATCCTTTGCCCAAACCAAATACATTTTTTGCCCATACAATACAATTTTTAAATTCTAATTTTTCTTGTAATATTCCATAAAATTTCCAATTACACCAAATATAATAAATAGGTGGATTTAATTTTTTTATTAAATCTATGGTTTTGCCTATAAATATATTAAATTCTTCATTTGATAAATCATCGTTTTCAATAACTTCAAATTTACCACTTCTACCATTAAATTGAACATTATATGGTGGATCAGTAAATACCATATCTGCTTTATTACCATTCATTAATTTTGCTACATTTTCTTCTTTTGTGCTATCTCCACACATTAATCTATGATTTCCTAATTGGTATATATCACCTAATTTTGCTTTTGGTTCTTTAGGAAGTTCTATTTCAAAGTCATCTTCTATTATTTCTTGTTCTTCTTCTTCTTCAAATACATCAAATCCAAAAATACTCATATCAATATCTAATATGTTGCTTAATTCATTATCTAATAAATTAAAGTCCCATTCAGCAACTTCACTGACTTTATTATCTGCTAATCTAAATGCTTTTACTTGTTCTTCTGTCAGGTCATCAGCAATTATTATTGGAACTTCTTTTAACCCTAATTTTTTCGCTGATTTTAATCTTGTATGTCCAGCTATTATTTCATAGTCTTTATCTACTATAATTGGAACTTTAAATCCAAATTCTTTTATACTGTTTGCAACATATTCTACTGCTTCATCATTTTTTCTTGGATTATTTTTATATGGTTTTAGTTTATTTATGTCTATATTGATTATTTCCATTTTTACACCTCGTTTATTTTGTCTATTTCTTCTTTGCCACTTTCTTTTTAGTAGTTGTTTTAGGTTTATCTTCTTTGCTACTTTCTTTTACTTCTTCTTTAATATCTTCAATAACTTCTGCTAAAGGTTTACCTTTAAAAATGTAATTTGTTATTGTTTCTGCTCTTTCATTGTCTACGATGTACTCGTCTCCTTTAACTATATCTTTCTTTAATACTGTATCAGTATAATTTTGTAATGCTTTAATCTTTTTCATTTTATCTTTCCTTTCTTTCTTTATTGCTTTATATTTACTATCGGCATTGCCTAATAGTTTAAGCCAATCTTCTATTTTACATTTTGGTTCGTATTTAAAGTCTGTTAGTTTATTATTAACTATCTTATCTAAATAATTATCCCATTCTTCTTCTGTTCCATTTTCAAATAATTCAAATGGTAGTATGTAACCACTTACTCCATCTTCTACACTTTCATAAATGCTATCAAAAGCAGTTGTTATAGTTGGTGTTCCATATTGTAGACTTTCGTTTATTGTATAACTAAAACCCTCTGTATCACTTAATTGGACCACATAATCAGCTTCTTTTATGTAATCCCATATATCATATCTAGGTTTCATAAATATTACTTCTTCTATGTCTAATTCCTTTATGTTATATGTGTCTTTATTAGTAAATATAATCCATCTAAACTTAATGTTTCGCTTTTTAAGTTCTTCTATCAGTTTTAACATTCGTTCATAACCTTTTTCAGCACTTAATCTTGTTGCCGACAACAATTTTAATATCGGTTTTGTTTCCTTAATCTCATCTAGTAAGTTATACATTAAATCACATTCATATCCGTACATCTCTTTAAATACATCTCTTGCTATTTTAGATACCGCGATATGTTTAGTAGTTTTATCAAATGGTTTGTATATGTATTTAAAAGTCTTATTAGCCTCTTTATAATTTGCGTGTATCATTTGTATGTATTCTTTTGCTTTAACTGTGTCCGGATAACCATCCCAAGAACTTGCTAATATACATATATCGCAGTCATATTCTTTTTTAGGATTGTATTCCTCACATTCTACTTCTTGCATTAATCTATATAATTGTTTTGGATGACATTTTTTATATAATAAAAGCACATCGTAATAATTTGATAGTGCTTTTGTTAGATTATAGGTAAATGTTTCAACTCCACCAATTTCAATTATGTTACTTTGATATATTATTATTTTCACTTAATCACTTCCTAAATTTATTCACTATCCTCCAAAACCACTTTTCTAATTTATATTTCCATAATGGTTTGCCTAAAAAAATTGCCATCTCTAGATCATATCTTTTTTCAGTTAGTTTTCGATAGTATTTGTTTATTGTTTTTTTATTCATATATATCACCTCGTTTTTATAAGTAGTGGTAGGTCGTCACCCCTACATCTCATCAAGTTTCATGAAAACCCTACACTTAAGATTACTTTGTTAAAAGCATCCGCGATAGCTGACGAAATTTCTATCCTCACTACTAAAAAAAGATACTTGTTTATAGTATCTTTTAAAATCACTAAGCGACATTATAATTCGCTTGCAAGATACTATCTTTTTTTTGTTGATAATATCCTCCAAGCGAGCTACAATACTCGCTTTTCGTGTTCGTTCAAACGAATCAACGACTTTCTTAGAAAAAGAGGGGAAAATTGTTTGTAGAGTTTTATATATAATTCTCTACGATATCATTTTAACATAGTCATAGTCTAATTTTGTCTAATATTTTATTAGCAAATTTTTCATCAATTCTGTTTATAATATTATAAACTTGCGCTCTACTATACCCATGCCTTAATCCAATTTTATCAGCATTATAGCCTTTGATGTAATATTCAAAATATATTTGTTGATATATATCATTGTATTCTTTTAGTAACTTCTCTAATTCTTCTAAAATAGGCTCATATATCGTTTTCTTTTTATTTTCTAATTCTTCAAATTCTTTTTCTAATTCTACTATCTCATGCATTACATCAGCAATATCTTTTTTAGGTTGATTCCCTTCTACTTTTACAGTTTGAATATTAACAGCGCTAGGCTCCAAACTTTGTCTTTTATATTTGATTTTATTCATTATCATTTTTTGTTGTAGTAGAATCATGTTGTATTCTTTTTGCAACTCGTATAAATTCATCACACCACCCCTTTAATCAATTTACAAATCTCAATCTTCTCTTCTTCTGACAAACTCCAATTTCTTTTAATGTTATCTCTTATTGCTAGTATTGTTTCAAAATCATTTGTTAGTTTAGCTTTAAAATATTCTTTTTTAAATATAGGTATCCAATATTCTTTAAAACTCATATATACCACCTCTTTTTATCGCTTTTTTCATACCATTTTGTTAGATTAAACAAAATGGTTATTCTTCAAAATATTCTAAAGTAATGTTATCATAATTAATAATTCCATATCTCATTAATTCGCTTATTTTGGCTATTTCAGAGCCACTACGTAAAACTGTCGAATATTCAGGCTTGTCCGTTAATATAATTCCTTTATAATCTCTTTCTATATCAGTTATACTACCTAATGATGTATTTCCACCGTATCTTCCTTTAGTAGTAATATCTTCATTATAGTCAAATCCTTTAAAGTATTTATTACCTATTTTAATTCTCCATATTTTCATAAATAACTCCTTTCAAATATACTAATAAATTCTTCATCGGCAATATGTACGTTTTTGATAGTTTTTTTGTCTTATAGATAGATATTTACAAGTCATTTTGATAAAACCCCTATAATAATCTCTAAAATTCCTAAAACTAATATCGCATATAAAATATTTATTATTGCTTCTATTACTTCACAAGTGAATTTTAGTATTTTCATACTTATCACCTCTTATTTTTCTATCTTTTCTACTAAATCTGCTTTTATTAAGTCATATAAGATATCAAATTCTCTCATATTGTCATCATCAACACCTCTATTGTCAGTCATTAACATAATATCTCTATGTTCTGCACTAATTATGTAATCATATCTTATGAACTCATAATCAAATGATATTATATACACACCTAATACTTCTTCTTTTTTAGAATTAAACATTGGTGTATATTCAAATCCAAACTTTTCTAATTCTTTTAAATCAACATTGTCTTTAATCTTTAACATCTATATCACCTCTCTTTTTCTAATTCTTCTATCATTTTTTTAATCTTCAAATCTTCTAAAGTTGGTATATCCATCTCACGGCATTCTTGCACTAAACCATCTAATAATATTGAGAATTCCTTACTGTTCATTTCGCTTGATGGCTTGTACACTAAATATTGCACTACTGCTTGTCCTTTTAATTTGCCTCGTTTGTATTCTTCAAAATATTTGAAATATCCTGAAGGATTGCATAGCTCAGGAAGAGTTACAATTAATCTTTGACTATGTTCTTTTAACATTTTAAAGTGTAACTCTTCTTTACTAATTCTTAATACATTTGCAAGTTCATTTATCAAATGCCAATAGTAAGCATTTGCGTCTAGACTTCTGCGTTCTCTATACTCTTTTATTTCGTATTTTTTATCTTGGTCTAGTTCAAGTAATTTTTTATTAGTTCTTTAGGTGTACCTATTAACATTTAATCACCTTATTCAATATCACAATCATCGTCTAATTGTAGTTGCACGTATTCGTTTTCTAATTGTTCACCCATAAGTTGATATGGGTCATAATCATCTGTCATTGCATTTGCTACTAATTGGCTATTACTTTGTTCTTGTTGTTCTTTCTTGCTATCTAAAAATTCAACATTATCAGCAACTACATCAAAAGTGTAACTTTTCTTGCCATTTTTATCTTCATAAGTTCCCGTCTGAATTCTTCCATCAATTGCTACTAAACTTCCTTTATCTAAGTAATTACATACATTTTCTGCTTGTTTTTTCCAAATAATAATTGGTATAAAATCGGTCTTTTTGTTATCACCATAACCATGATTAATTGCTAAATTAAATCTTGTAAATGCTATTCCATTTGTTGTATATCTTAATTCGGGTCTTGATGTTATTCTGCCTATTAAATTAACTCTATTCATTATTCATTCTCCTTTTCTTTCTTTAATTTATTTACTTCATCTATTATTTCGTTGATTTTGTTTATTAATAATTCTGTTCCAGCATCACCCAATATACAATGATTAGGTTTATCACTTTCTTCATAAAATATTTTTTCTTCTATATCTCTTGCGTAATTAATTTCGATTTTTTCTATTGGTTTATCTTCTTCTATATCTTCTTCTATGATTTCTATTTCATAGTTTAAGAAAGATGTTCCAACTTGTTTATCTATTAAATGACTTAATAATAATATTTCATAATCTTCATCATCTGTTTTAGTTTCATTTCTATAGTCTTGATAACATTCAGCATATTCATAAAAATCATTTTTGTATTTTATTCTTGTAGGCACTTCTTCTCCATTTGCTATTTTATTTAATAAATCTATTACTTTCATTTAATCATCCTCATGCTTTTCTATTCTTTCTTTTGCTATGTTAAAATACTTTTCATCAAGTTCAATACCTATAAAGTTTCTATTTAATTCTTTACACGCTACACCAGTTGAACCAATTCCAGCGAATGGGTCTAATACAATATCGTTTTCTTTTGATGAATTTTCAATTAATATCTTCATTAACTCAACTGGTTTTTCTGTATCATGCAGGTTCTTACCATCTTCACCTTTTGCCTTAATGTTAGGAACATTGAGTATGTCAGCAGTTCCACATTTATTAATTTTAACTCCTTTTCCTTTTCTAAAGAATAGTATATATTCAAATTGTGACATATAATATTGACCCATTATCTTATTTCCCTTATTCCAGACTAAGGATTTAATGAAATGAAATCCAACTTCCGTACAAACATTTAGCATTTTAATTAAATTGATATGGTTGCACATTATGTAGAAATGACTTCCATCTTTTAGTACCCTAAAACATTCAGGTGCATATTCGGAAACGTCTATATTGTTATATTTAAACACTTTCCCTTTTTTATTTATATCCTTTTGTAACATTCCACCACTATTTCCTGCATTTCCTCTTGATGTAGTATTATATGGAGGGTCTGTTACTATTAAGTCAACACTCCCATCTGGAATATCCTTCATTAATTCTAAACAATCACCTTGTCTTAAATCTACATTATCTTTTATCTTTAACATTATTCTTTCACTCCTAACAATTTAATAATCATTTCACCCATCTTTTTTTTAGGGACTATAATAAATCTAATATTGTATTTTTTACACATAGTATTCATAATTTTTAATAATGTTTCGCCTTTGACTTTGGTGTGTGGCGAAGTCCAATTTTTAATATCTTCGGTTGTTTTGATTTTACTGTCTTGAATAAGAAAGATAAAATTTTGACAACCTAATTCTTTTGCACGTTGTATTTCACGTTTAATTCGTTCATGCTCGACTGTATTGCATAGATTGTGTGAAAGTTCAAGTAAACCATCTTTTTTGTCTATAATCGTGCTAAAATCTTTGTATAACATATAATCTCCAGCGTCGAGCTTTGAGATAATATAATCTTGCCCAACACTGTCGAAATATTCTAATATTTTTTTGTTTCCTTTTTCTCTAGTATCAACAATTATAATATTATTCATATAATAATCCTTTCTATTTCATTATTTTTACCCACTTTTTAGCAACGTTTGTATAATTTTAGTATAAATATACCATTTTATATAAAATTCGTCTAAAAATAGATTTAAATTAGTTTTTAATATTATTTATTCTTTTAAATCATTGTTATCAATAAATTTTATTTCCCACTTGTCTTGTATTTTTAACACTACACTCCCAAATGCAGGGGATTTTCCTTTTTTGCCTAATCCACTTTGAAAATTTATTCTTCCATTAGGAATATATATTTTGCCACCACAGTCTTTTGTAATGTCGTGGAATCTTTTTGTTGTTAAAAATTCTATTGGAAATAGTATATAAATTTCGTTTTTACATTTTTTATAAGTTTGGTAAGCTTTCTCTAAAAAAATATGTTTAATTGTAAATGGAGGGTTAATCCATATTTTTTTAAATAAAGTCCAATCAGTTGTTAATCCATCTGTTCCAGTATCATAAAATTTTAAATTAAATTCTTCTGCTTTTTCTTTTGTGGTTGCAGGATCATAATCAAACTCACCAAAATAATCCGCAACTTTCTTTGGAGTATAATACTCATTATCTTTCATAAAATTAACATTTGCTTTTGCCATATTTTTTTCTTCCTTTCCCACATATAATAATTGCCCAGCCATTTTTCACCTTAATCCAACAAATTACTTCTGCTAATAATAAATAATTTTTTACTATATTTCAATTTATTAACACGCTTTTTAAATAAATAATAACTATCAAATTCTTCACACCATGTTTTGTTTGTGGTGTTGTCGTATATGTTTATGTAAAAATTACTCATATTATACATTCTCGCTTTCCATAATTCCATTTTATTCACCTTCTTTAAATATTTCGTTGGCATTATCATATATTTCATTAACTTTATTTTTGAAATTATTAACTTCTACATTGCCAACCATTAAATCGTTTGCTAATGAATATATTTGTTCAATTATCCATTTGTCTTTTTTCTTTTGATTATATTCTTCAATAAGTTGTTTTTGATATTCTTCAAATAAACTTGGAGCAGGTTCAACTTCAACAAGCATTTTCATATATTTGATAAATTCATATTTGTTTTTTATTATCTTATACATAATTACAAAATCAAATGTGCCAAACTTTTTATAAACAGCTTTCATAAATAGCCATAACTTTTTATGTTTTATAAAATGTTTATCTTCTAATATAGATTTTTCCATAAGTTGTGGCCTTTGTAATATACAAGATAATATACTAATTTCTAAATCATAATATTTTTGCATATTTATTATATATTTTATACTATTTTAATAATTCTAACATTAATCTAACATAAATCTAACATAATTCTAACATATTTTATACTATTTAACCCTTATATTTCCTACAATTCTAACAAAACTAACATTTTTTTATACATACACAACATATAGGAAAAAATATTTTTTTATTTTTTTCTATATATATGTGTATACCCTAATTTTATGTTAGAATGTTAGAACACTTTGTTTTTCAAGGGTAAAATAGCTGTTTTTATGTTAGTTTTTTTGTTAGAAACGTGTTAGAACGCTTTTTTTGCTATGTTAGATCTAAAATAATATAAGTACCTTTCTCTTTATTTATTGTTGTGTTGTGAACATATCGACCTTGTGAATTCATTCTTAAAAATCCTATATCAGCCCATTCCTTTTTAACTGTGTCAAATTCATATCCACCTTTTAAAAGCTCTCTATAAAGTATTTGAGCGTTTATAGTACAAACAAATTCTGTTTTCTTACCCCAAAATTCGCCAAATCCACACTCATCAAATCTTTTTACATTGGCATTTATAATTGAAATAATAAATTCTTTCGCTTTTATAGAAGTTCTTATTTCATCTTTATCGTTTACATATTCAACAATATCTTCAACTTGTAAAATATAATCATCTTTAAATATACATTGATTTGCCAATTCGTTTGCTAATAATAGTGATGCCAACGAACTTGCTTGTTTATCAGTTGCTTTGGTTTTTTCTAATATTTCATTTAATAATTGCTTAAATCTTTCAAATATGGCATCAAATCCAACTTTTTGAATATGTTTAATATATTCTTTACCAGCAAATCCATAGTTTTCTTTAATAATTTTGGCAATATCTTGCCCATTATCAACTATTTTTTCTCTTATTTCTAAATCAATGACACGGTTATAAACTTGTTCCCCTGCATTTTCTTTTACTAATTTATCGTTGCTAGTAAATAAAAAATTATTATGCCAAACTTTTACTTCTTTTGCTTGACTATTTCTATTTAATCTTCCCTTTTCAGTTCCGTTGCATAAGTCCATTACCAGGCTTTCTAAATCTAAATATTTTGAACGCTTGACAATTTGAAGTTCATCAAAATAACAAGTGTAATTTCTCATAAATGAAGCCACAACAGAATAATAGTTTTGAGTGTTATTACTTGATAATCTCAACGCTCCAATATCTGGATTTCCCCAAATACTCATTGCTACCATGCAAGATAAAGTTTTACCATTTCCACTTAAAGAACTCCATAAATTAACCATATAAGGTTGTAAATTAAGTTTTTCAAGTAATGGACTTGCTAATGTTGTCGCCATAAGTAATTTTATTACTTTGTGTTTTCGCAATTCAAATATTGTTTCTTTCCACTTTTCGTAATTACCTTTGCTACCAATTGCTTTGTAAATATTTCTAAAATCGTCAGCTCCATCAAATATTCCGTGGCTATCATATGGAATAAAATCATTTTCTTTCCAACCAATGTGTGAAATGCTATCTAATTTTTTAATGTTGTTTATATTCATTATTTCATTAAAATAATTGATATAATATCTAACATTTTCACTATTAACATCCAAACCATCATCACTTAATAATAATAGTTTTTGATTTATTGAAAGTTGGCTCTTATCAACAATTAATTCTTTCCATTCATTTTCTTTGTAAAATATAATTTTAACTTTTTCTTTTCCTGTATCTTCGTTGATATATCTTTCAACTGGCAAAACAGGAATATAAGAAAATTTATAATTAGTTCGGTCAGTTATTCCGTTAATCTTACAAGTATAACTTCCCATATCATAATTTTCAATATTATATTTACATTTTGGTAAATCCAAACCACTATCTAAAGAAATCTTCTCTTTTAATAACCCTTGATATTTTTTAAGTGTTTCTTTAAAACGTTTTTCTAAACCAAGTTTTTTTGCTTCAATAAATAATTCATCTTCACGTTCAATTCTATCAATTTCACTTTTACTGAAAAGGTCAATAAATGTTTGTTTGCTTAAAAGTTCTTTTTCTGTCATATTTATTTCCCTTTCTTTTCTAATGGTATTAATTCAATTTTATCTTTGTAAATTTTCATTATAAAATTATAACCTTTACTATCACAAAATTGTTTTGGAAGTCTTATTTTATTTGTGCTTTTCTCTGCATTTTTTTGATAAATTAATGGTTCTATCATCTATCTCACCTACCTTACATATAAATTATAGCACCTATTACGCACCTAGTCAATATTAATAACAATAAAAAAACAACTTTTTTTAAAGTTGTTTAAAATTAAATTTTTCTAAAATTTCAATTGTATCAAACATTTGTTGTAAAGTACAATTACCATTATTATAATAATCAATTAATGTTTTATATTTTTCTTCAAATTCTAAGTATTTTGGATGTCCTAATTTATTATTTTTATTATTCATTTTCTTAAACCAAAAATCAAATTCATTTTTTTGTAATCTTCCCTTCTCCTAGGAATATATATAACATTGCCTCATTTTTTGTTATACATCCTTTTTCAACTCCTTTTAATATTTCAAAATATTTCTTTTCAATTCTTTTTTTCATTTTATCACCCTTTCTAATATACTATATGTTTTTATCTTAAAAAGTTTACACAAAAAAGCAACTTTTTACAGTTGCTATTTTAATTAATTAATCTAAAAAGTTTGCGTCAATTTCTACCATATCTTCAAGACCATTGAATGGATTTGAGTTGTTTGTTGTTGTATTTAAATTATATTTGTCGTATTCGATATAACTACCATCTAATAATCTTACATTTGGTATTTTAGCATTGTCTACTTTATCAATGCTTCTAAATTGTGTTAATTTTGTAGCTGTTTTAGTTTCTCCTTTGTCGTTTTGATATTCTTCAAGTCCAAATATCAATCCTACTTTTTTACCTTTTAATTGGTCGACTTCTTTATTCCAATCATAAGTAAAATTTGGATTAGAATTTTCAACACTTGTAATAAACGCTTTTAACATTTTGATACAATTTTCATCTTGTTTTAATGAAACATATTTTGTTCCACCTGTTGACC